GGGTATGAGTGGACTTGCAATGTGTTTGTGCCGGATGAAAGTCAAGCAATACTCGAAGACTTTTTCAATCACCTGATGGCCGAAAGCGTAAGGATGACCACGAAGGTTATCGAACCCGAAAATGAAGAAGGCGAAACGGAATACCTGCCTTCATGGATGGACATTCACCATTGCTTTAACGGGGTGAACCAGCCTTGTGAGCAGCCGTATATGACATACTCAACTCCAATACCAGAAGAACCCGTTGAGCCACCTGCCGAACCCGATTTGTGTGATACTACCGCAGCATGGGTTTCACAGGTATATCCTGCCGGAACCTACGTAAAAAGCGACAACAAGATTTGGAAAGCCAAGGCAAATAACACCTTCACTTGGATAAAACCTGCCTTAACAGGTGATGGCGCAATCAGCTGGGAATTTGTAAAAGATTGTATTTAATTATTTATTAATCACTAAACAAACACACGATGCCACCTTGTTTAAAGTTCATAGCCACTAGCCACGTACTTTTCAAAGTGATAGAATACACAGAGGTCTTTAATACATTGGAGTTAAATTCTGAAACATTAATAAAGGCAAGCGGGAACCCAACCCAAATATTCAATACACTGAAGACCACTTCATCTATATTAAACATGGTAAGTGAAAAAGTAAAAATCGATTGCTCATGAAAAAATATTTTGAAGGATCCACTTTAATGGTGGAACTAACCATAGTTGGTAAAGAACTTACGAACCTAGTTGTAGGAACTGGTGAAATCAGGTATGCAAAATCACAAGGGACTATTGAGGTTATTCCCAAAGAGAAAACAGAAATAGAAGGACAGGTGGTTAAAGGATCCCTAATAGTACCGGAAGCCGGAGTATGGAAATTCTGGTTTTATGGGGAATTTGAAGATGGCTCGAAGGTTATTTCTCACCCAGTAGTTATACAAGTTCACAAAGAGGGAACTTATAATTCATAGTCATTTTATTTTGAGACTAATAATTCATATACTTTGCAATGTTGCATCAAACCAAAAAAACCCAATCGCTTATGAAAAAGATGTTTTTGAGTTTATTTTTAATGATGGCTATCCTGCTACCGGCAACGGTGGTGTTTAGCCCGCTACTCGCCCAAGAGGTAGAAGTAGAAGTGGTTACTCCAGATGAGGAAGTAATCATTATCCCGGCAGACCCAGATGAGGATATAATCTTACCAGATGTCCCGTGGGGATTTGATTTTGATGCCTATTATTTAACCTGGCTTACTTTTGTTGGTCTTATTCTAGCCATTACTCAGATATTTAAAAAGATATTAAATTGGAAGGATGATAAGGCTTATTGGTTAAGTATGGGAATCGCGGTTATAGTTACTGGTATTGGATGGTTCTTTAAATTGGGGGCTATGGCTACTATGGAATGGTATGGACCTATCGTCTGGTTTATAGCATTTGCACTGGGAACTAAATATGGTTATAAATTCCTAGCCGAATTCCTGGCCAGGTTGCCACTTAATAAAGCTAAAGTTTAAGGTTTACATTTAAAAGGGAGCCACTCCCCGGCTCCCTTTTTTAATACCATTGATAATGTTATACAGTATGTTTGTCCGACTCCTGAAAACATTTGAAAGTCTCCTTGAGTTAAATGGTTGGTTTAAGGTAATTGCTTTCTTCTCAATTTTTGTCACCCCTCTTTACAACCATATGGGGATAATATTAATCCTATTAATGACTGACCTATTTACTAGTATCTGGTCACAATATCGAGTTAAAAAAAGAAGGTGTAGAGGCAATCTGGAAAATGTGCCTCTTGAAAGGAAATTTAATTGTTTTGTGATGCTATACAGAACAATAAAACCAGAAAGAATTCTGGAAACGGTTGAAAAAATTGTGGCTTACAGTATAGTGCTCATCGTGGTATTCATAATGGACTATTTCTTAATAAGAAAAGGACTAGAAGCCGATGGGATGTTTAGTATATTAAGTGTAAGCAATTCGGTTTTCCTTTTAATTATCGGAGCCGAGATATTTAGCATAACTAGAAATCTTGGTTCCATTACTAACAATAAGGTTTTCAAAACAATAGGTAACCTCATAAAGGAAAAAACCTCTTCAAAAATAAAAATCACAGATGAATGAATCTTTAAAACTTCGGGTCCGGGGGGATGTAAAAATCACCATTGGTAAAAAGGTTTATGATATTAAAAATACAGTACAAACTACGGCTGTTAATATCATAAGGAGGTGTATTGGGGTAGGATCTCCCCGTATATCCCTTATAAGGGTAATGAATGTTAATACTACTTTGGCAGATGCCATTGTTCCAGTTTCTCAAACCACCTTTATTGGGAATGATGGGGCAGTTAAATTTATGGCTGTATTTTCCGAAACTTCCTTTGAAGGAATTTTTAATGGATTAGAACTAAGAGCCCCATCAATCGGTGGACAGGTTCAAGGTAGTTCGGAGGATATATTTTCAAAAATTTCCGGGATTGATCCCATTGAAAAAACTTTGGATAATCAAATGATTATCGAATGGATTTTAACAGTTGAACTCACTTAAAACATAAAATCATGGCGAAAAGGATTTTTAGGCAATTCAAGGAAAATGTTAATTCATTTGAGTTAACAGAAGTACTTGCTGGTATACTCTCTCCCGGAGTTTATAAAGGATATGATTCAATAGCTTCTGCTACTTCAGACTCTGGTAAGATAGGATTAAGAATAAGGCATGATGTTACTGGTTATACCAAAGTAACTTCGGCTAATTCTTATGAGGCCAACCCCTCGGCAATGGTGGTATTTCCAAATGGGAAAATATTACATGATACGGATGAGGAAATCCTGCAGGTAGATCAAGGTACCGCTCTTATTAGGTATGATGTAATTGTGGCAGAGTTATTTTATGTGGCATCTCAAAATGGTTCCTATGTAACTTACAGTGTACTTAAAGGAGCCTACACTCCTCAGATAACAATGATTGGGGTCAGGGCTACCGTCCTTAATGGTATAACACTTACCAACCCACAAAGGCAAGTACCGGTTGCTATTATCCAGGTAAATATTAATGCAACCAATTTCTCTCAAATATCCTTAATCCCAGTTCCTGTATTACCATTGGCTAATGCCAATATATTTAACTACCCAGGAGCCGATGCCTTTGCAAGGCTGGATCTTAAAAATATTTTTAGAGATGATATCACCTTTAACAAAGAGGTTCATCTAAGGGGTTTAACTCAGGCTCGGATCAGGTCAGTTTCAACGGTAAGTAATGGGTATATTATTATTGATGGCAATACTGAGGGCAATGAATTTATTTTTAATCTTCAAAATAATGCCATTGATATCCGGGGTTTCCGTCATGCTACTAAGGATTTGGGATCAGATCCAGCTACTCAAATTGTCCCAGGTACCACAATTAAGGTTCGGTTTATTAATACACCTGGCAGTGGTAATGCAAGGTTTTATGGAGACCTTTGGGATAATGGTATGGAACCAGGTATTAATGGTTTTGCATTACCCAGTAATGTGAATATAAAACCAATGGAGTTATATACTATCCGCTTGGATTCTGTATCATCTCCCACTACCGGTTTATTCTCAGTATCCCCCGTAGTTACAAGGGATGAAATGATGAACCTTACTGCCAGCGTTTCCACTTTAAATACTAATAAATACAACAATTCGGATGTTCTTCAGGCTTTGCCTTGGCAAACTAGCGGTGATAACACAATTTCTTATGCAGCCTTTAAAATCCCCGGAACTACTCGATACGTGGTAACACTTCATGCTATGTTTTCAACCAGTACTTGGGTACCAGCCACACCATTACCCGAAGCACTCCGGCCAAGTGGAATTGTAAGGGGTTATACTAGGGCCGTTAATAATGATATTTTGATGATAATCCAATCTGGTGGGGGTATTAACCTATCCGGTGGTAGTCCAAGTGAACCCGACAGGTCAATATCAGTAACGTATATTTCAGGTTAACCGAAACAACACAAAATGAAAGGGGTGGATTCCACCCCTTTTTTTATCTGCAAAGTAAGTTAAATGGTAACGTTAGAGAAGTAAGCTTTTGCTTCTAGTGTTGTACTTTCTATTTCTTTACGAAACTTATTAACTAATTTTAAAGAGTACTTGGTATCTGGCCACCCAAGGAATTCGGCAATTAACCAAGCCGGAATATGAGAGGTAGAGGATTTGATTTTGCTAATAATATAAAGAGGGGGATTTAATTGTATGGATAAAACTTGGTAAGCCTCCATTGATAAACGCTTCCTAAAAAATTCATCCATTAATTTAACCAATACATCCCTATCCTTATCTTCTTTTTCATCCGGAATAATATTTATCAAATCCACTTCATCCCACCTAATCACATTTTCATAAATACTTTCCTGATATGCCTTCCTTAAAACTCGGTTTCTAAATTGTTTGAGAGAGTTAATCAGATAACCGAGTAAAACATCGGGCTCCTTTTCACCGTAATACTTGTTAAAAACATAAATAAACTTGTCATCAAACCATGAAGAGATTTCATCTTTCGTTACGCCAAGCCTCCTTGCATCAATGTGATACACTAAAGAACTTCGTAATGCTTTGGTTTTTTGATAGAGGTCGTTGAATAGTTCTTCGTCATAGCCTGGTTTCATAGGCTTAAGCCTCTGGATTTCCATAAATCATTAAGTTTTAAAAGGTTGCTATTAATGGTAAATTCCCGTATGCAAATATAATATTAAATATAATACGGATTGAAAAAATTTTACACTAAGGTCAAATTTTTTAAACCCCCGATAATTAAGCAAAATAGATATCACTTTCTTGTTAGGTACTCTTTAACTTAAACTACTTTCCCCCAAATGAATAAAGAATTTAAGTACTCCGTTGATTGGCAGTATGACTTGTTAAAATTTACCGTAACAGATAAGCACGGTCATAAAGCCCTTAATCTATATGATGATTCTTACTTCACACTGCTAGAGCATTCAATTATAGCCTTTGCTCTGAAAAAATATTACAAAACTAAGAAAAAGATCCCGAAGAATAAAAACGTATTCAAAGAGTTCATAGGTACTGCAATACGGTCAGAAGGATTTAGCAGGGATTTAAGTAAGGAAGACGTTAAAAATGTAAATAACCTGGTTGATGGGTTATTTACTGGTTATGTTAAAGATGGTGATGAAGTCCTGGATGCATGTCAGGATTTTGTTAGTTATGTTCAATTAAGGGACCTAATCGAAAACTTTAACATTGGAGACTTTACTCAATATCCCAGCTTTGCAAGAAAAGCCCAAACCATTATTTCAGCAAAGGAAATAAACAGAAAAGATAAAGGTCAGTTCTTGGTAAAGGATATCAAGGAAAGACAATTTCAAAGACAGGACAATAGTTCAATAGTCCCCACTCCATTTAGGCAAATTAATAAATCAACCAATGCCGGAGGTTATTCAAGAGGTAGTATAATAACCGTTCTCGACAGGCCCAAACGATCCAAAACCCTTGCTCTTATTAATATTGCAAGGGGTTATTTGAGATTAAAGAAAAAGGTTTTTATAGTTGACCTTGAAAACGGTATGGGGGAATTATTCACTCGTGTTGAACAATCCATATCGGGTAAAACCAAAAAAGAGATTTTATCGGGTAGAGTTGATAAGGATATCCAAAAGATTATCCGTAAATATAAGAGGCTAAATACCGAACTCTATATTAAAAGGTTTCCGGCATATTGTGATATGAACGATGTGGAAGCCGAGTTAGAATTCATTTACCGAGAGTATGGGATTAAATTTGATGTTATTATATTTGATTACCTTGCTCTAATGTCATCTCTATCAAAGGCCCAGGATGATGTTAAACGAATCTCGGATGTTTATATCGATGCTAGTAACCTGGCAAACAGATGGGACATTGACCATATCTGGAGTGCTCACCATATTAAAAGAGAAGCTGAGAAGAACAGGCCAACTAAGTATCATGAAAATGATATTGCTAAGTGTATTGATATTGTACGACACGCCCAAGCTATCTGGGGTTTGAATAGAAATGCCGAAGAAGAACAACAAGGGGTCATCAGGTTTGAGCTGGTTACCCAGCGTGACGGGGTACCGGAGGCTAGGGCGTTATTCCAAGTAGATCAGGAGAGCCAGAGACTGAAGGAATTCACCGCCCAGCAAAGAGATGAGTATGACCTCATGCTTGAAGAAGACTCTGGAGAGCAGGAAGAATATAAAGGAGACTTGTAATGTTAAATAAGAACATAAAAGCCAAGCTTTATTCATACTTGAAATTGGTATTACGGATGCGTGATTACCGGAGAGGTTGGATGAAGGGAGATTGTCCTTATTGTGGGAAACATGATAAATTCGGAGTAAACCTTTACCAGGATAGATGTAATTGTTTTTATTGTGGACCCAAACCCAAACCATTTTATATGGTTATGGAATTGGAGAAAACGGATAAACGAGGTATATTTAAAATCCTGGACTCTCAAGAAGAATTGAATTACTTCGAAAGGTCCTTTCAAGAAATAGAATCCGTAAATGAGATTAACCTTGAACTCCCCGAAGGCTTTAAGCTCCTATCATTGGGAGATAGTCAATTAGCCAAGTCAGCCAGAGCCTATGTAAGGTCAAGAGGGTTTAACCCAAATGAAATGGCATTAAAGGGTTGGGGTTATGGAACTCATGGAAAATATTGGGGTTACCTTATAATGCCTATTTATTATCAAGGAAAGTTGGTTTATTATACCTCAAGGAGATTCTTAGGTAATGGACCTAAATTTATGAATTTGGAACAAGAAGAAGGTGGAGTGGGTAAGTCAATGATTATTTATAATCATGAGGCTTTATTTATTTATGACAGGATAAGGATAGTGGAATCCATTATGAACGCTGAAACATTGGGGGAAAATGCTATAGCGACTAATGGTAAGAAACTATCATCCTTTCAATTAAATCAAATATGGAAGTCTCCGGCTACCTACTTCACCATACTTCTAGACAATGATGCTTGGGATGATGCTATAATACTTGCACTGGAACTATCTACTTTTAAGAAGGTTAAGTTGGTGTATTTTCCTGACTCTCAAGATGTTAATGATTTGGGTAAAAAGGAAACTAATAAACTAATATATAAACACAAATACCTGAACTACCATCAAATTCTGTCACTGAAATATGAGAGATCCTTCATTACATATATCGGAAAGTAACCTAACCCGTATTCTAAGGGAAATAGGAATCCCAAAGGCGGCGGAAGTGGCACAACAACTTATTAAAAAGGGAAAGTTACATACCCTTAATAATAGGAAGTTAACAGTTTCGACTAAGAAAATGGAGAAAAAGGTTAATAGGATATTAAATTCAACCACAGCCGATGCCGAACTCTTCTCTCAATTATTGCTACATACCAGAAGGAAACTTAAACACAGAGGACTAACTCAAATAAAACAGAACTCAAGGGAATGGTTAATAATCAAGGATATCGTTTCACTAGCCAATGAGTTTTGTGAAACCTTCAAGTTAGAGAAACGAGAGGGGTATATCCATTTCATTAATATAGGGATTTCGAAAATGAATAAATTCATGTTGATTAAATTCAATCCTATGGGTAATTCCATAATCGAAACCTATTCGGCTATGTTGGAATTGGAGGATGATGATAGTCCAAAGAAAACGGAAAGTATGCACCAATTTTATCAAAGCCAAATACTTTCTAGGACTGGGATACCAATTGACTATTCAAAGAACCCGGATAAGTATGTTTATTTTTATCGCTGTAAGTTGCTAGCCAAAGAGTTAAACATAGATGGCAATACCTTTATAAAAGCACAATTCTATGCACTAGAATGGCGCAATGGCTACCCAGATCCGGTACAATTAGTGGGGGATAAAGCAATGAACAACCTAAATAAGTATTTGTATGAAAACAATATCACTATTGGTGTTAAAAAATCTGAAAGCAATGGGAAGATAGACTGGGAAAAAATTAAAGCGCTTGGAGATGGAGAAGATTAAAATACAATTAACAAACACTAGGTGTAGGTTAATGGGTGACATTAAAATTGCAAACAAACTGAGAAATGAATTAAGGTTTAGGCACCCGAATGCTTGGTTTTTAAGAAGACACATGCCAAAAGGCTGGGATGGTCATGTTTATGATATCAGTGAAAATTGGACAATAAAGGTTGGGCTAATCCCAAAGCTTATTGATAAGTGTATTGAATTGGGAATTGATTTCGAAGTATTGGATAACAGGGAACTACCCAAATTGGGAGTCATACCAAAAAAGATTTCTGAAGGGTTCATATTAAGGGATTATCAATATGAAGCCTTATTAAGCATTGTTCATAATGCCCTGCCGGATGGAACTGGTTTTCCAATTGGAGTCGTTAATGCTGCCACAAATGCCGGTAAAAGTCTTATGGCTGTAGCATTACACAAATCCTATAAAAATGTAAAAACTCTACTCCTATTAAATTCTAGTGATCTTTTCAATCAAGGCTTGAATGAATATCCCCAAATGATGCCCGATGAAAACATAGGGTTTATTCAAGGCAAGAAATATAATAAATGGGGCAATTTTACTGTTGCAATGGTCCAAACATTATCAAGGAACTTAAAGTATTTTAAGAATAAGCTTAGTGATATTGATATTGTTATTGTTGATGAGTGTGACCTTGCTGATAATAAAACATATAAAAATGTTCTCAATAACCTTTATAATTCTCCCATTCGAATTGGACTATCTGGGTCCATATATTTAAGTAAACTTAAGAAACACCAACTCAAGAATAATAACCTTATGTCCTTTTTTGGTCAAGAGATTTTTAATATCTCTAAAGCTGAAATGGTTAAAAAAGGGTATTCATCTAACCTGGTTATTAAAATCAGCGAAGGAGGTAAGGATGATGGGGAAAGAACTGATTATAAATCAGAATACGATCGAGTGATAACTCAGAATACTCAAAGGACTGGTAAGATTATAGAAAGAATAGCCTATAACCTATCAAAGGGTAGAATACCATTAATGGTAGTATGCAAATACCACGAACACGTTGACCGAGTATTTGAAGCAGTTAAATTGGTATTTGGAAATGATTTTGAAGTGGAATACGTTCATCACAAGGTTGCCGATAGAGAAAATATCATTACCGGATTCCGTGAAGGAAAAGTGGATATCTTAGTGGCTTCCTTGATTATCAAACGAGGCCAGAACTTACCTCTTATGAGGTGTTTAATAAATGCAGCGGGAGGGGATTCAGAGGAAAACGTAATTCAAATAATGGGTCGGGGGGAAAGGAAACATCATACTAAAACCAAGACATATCTCGAAGATTTCTTCGACGAGGGTCATTACCTCCGAAGGCATTCCAAACACCGAATTAATTACTACCACAAACAAGGGTTCAAAGTAATTAAGTTGCACTTAAGTGAGACTATTAAAAATAAAAATCATGCCAAGAAAAAGTAGAAAGCCTAGAAATACAATAGTGGAAAGTACTAACATTTCCATGACTAAACCATTTGATATGACTAAATTTGGAACAGAAGACGATCCTTGCTTTGGGAAGTTAAATGACCCCAAAGCACTCGAGTGTCAAAGATGCGGGGATTTTGAATTCTGCTCTATAGTTACTGCCGAAAACCTTAAGAAAATAAGAGCAACCCAGGAGAAAAAAACCAAATTTAAGGACATGGAAAAAACTCCTAAATTGGAAAAGGTTAGGCAATTTATGGAAAAAAGTTTATTTACCAATTCACGGGTTAAGACTGTAGCCCTAGCGGTTAAAAAATTCGGTATAAGTAAAGAAAAAGCTAAGGCTATAATCAAGAACCTATGAAACAACAACTGGTTAAATGTTTTGAATTTGCCACAGCTGAAGAGGCTTGGGTTAAGTTAAACAGGTATTTCCTTACAGAAGAAGAGGAAATTGTTAGTAGAGGGGGAGTCAGGTCTGGGACTCAACTTATATCTCATAATCTATTTCTTAAGATAAGAAAGGCTTATGTGGATCCAGAATTTGATTTTGGAAAGATGTTCGGTTATCGAATACAGAAATGGAGTAAGCTTATCACTAACTATGTGAACCTAAATTACCTTGATCTGGTAAGGGCCGAGGTACTTTCAAGAGAAAGTAAAAATCAATCCAATTATAACGTTTCCTTCATCTTCGATAATAACCATTCAAGTGGTCATGGTTGCTTAATTAACCTAACCTTTATTCGAAGGACTAAACAAATGTACCCAGTATTGCAATTTACCCTTCGATCATCGGAGATAACAAAAAGGCTAATCTTCGATTTTCTTTTGATTCAACGAATGGGAGAACATGTTTATGGAGAAGGGGTTCATTTTTCTGTTGAGGTATTTCTACCCCATGCCTATATAACTTCGGAGAATGTGGTAATGATGAATAATTATTTTGACCTCCTTAAGTTAAAAACCCGAATGGAAAAACGAGGTAGGGAAATAGGACCATCTTTTCAAAAGACTTTGGGAGTTTTGGAGAAATTTAAAAACATAGATATCTCAACCGTTAAATTCAAAGTCTTTCAAAGAAGCATAAAAAGGTTGCAGGATATTGACACTAAACCTTTACTAGCAAAGAATCTATTTATTAATAAAAAACCCTAAAAGAATGAAGTACACTAAAACTAGGCTTGTTACGGACCCCCAAAGGGCTAATCCAGGTGATGCTGGAATTGATTTTTATATTCCACAGTTTACTAAACCCTTTATTAGTGCCTTAATGGATAGAAATAAAGGGAATGCTGTTTACCTATTTTATGAGGTTGATTGGGCTAAGTATTTTGATGTAGACCTTCATGAAATGGTTCCCTTTAAGGAATTGACTATAGTATTAATGCCCCATCATAGGATTCTTATTCCATCAGGCATTCACGTTAAACTGGAGCCGGGTACGATGATGGATGCAAAGAACAAATCAGGAGTGGCTCATAAAATGGGGTTGGATATTATGGCCCAACTGGTGGATGAGAGTTATCAAGGTGAAGTCCACCTAAGTATTAATAACACCTCTGCTCACCCAGTTATTTTAAAACAGGGGATGAAACTCGTACAATTTGTAATCTCCAAATATGAGAACTCAGAATTAATGGGAGTTTCGGATTTGGGGAAATTATATGGTGAATTAAAAACAGAAAGAGGAGCTGGAGGTTTTGGATCTTCAAACATTTAAGTTATGGGATTAATTGATATGACCATTAAAAGAGCCAAGGAAGACCTAAATATGAATGGTATAGTTAGGCCTTCTAAAAAATGGCAAGGGGTTGAGGCTCCATATAAATTATTGGAGATATTCAATCGCTATCTACAATTCGACATTCCGGAAAGTAAAAGGGAATTGGCTGCATTAAGTAAAGCTAACCTCCCTTGGGCTGAGGATCATTTCCAGGAAAGAATTGCTGGTGAACCTTTGAACCCAGGTAATCAATGGTATAACTGGCCTTTTTATAAAGGACTCGACAATGATAAACTTTTCAGGGGAGAGGGTTCTGGTGAACAATTCTCACATACCTACATGGAAAGGTTTTGGCCTCCCAAGATTAATGGTATCCGTTATCCAATGGGAGATTTTAAGGACATAATTGAAAGGATAAAAAATGACCCCCATGGAAGGCAAAATTATTTCGCTATCTGGCATCCAGAGGACCAATCGCCTGGTGACCGACGTTTACCCTGTACATTGGGTTACCACTTTCAAATCATCAAAGGAGTCTTGGATTGTACATACCATATACGTTCCTGCGACATCTTCCGTCATTTCCACAATGATATCTACATGACGGGTAGGTTAATGCAATATGTAGTTGAAGAATTAAGAGAACAACTCCCATTCATAACTACTGGTATTATGTATATGTGGATCGGTAGTTTACACTGTTTTGAACCTGAAAGAGGGTTATTAGTTAATTAAGTTAAAAAAGGGTTGCAGGGGTGTAATCCTTTTTTTATATTTGCATATATTTAATTTAACACCATACATCATGAATAATTCTGATACCCCGGATACACAAAAAGGAGGCAACCAAAATGACTAGAATAACAAGAGCAGAATTGTTCATGAGAGTGGCATATTTATTCTCAGAAAGATCCACTTGCCTTAGGGGACAGGTTGGAGCAGTTGCGGTAATAGACAAAAGGATAATAGCAACGGGTTATAATGGTGCACCAGAAGGGTTTCCTCATTGCACATCCGAAACATGTAATGCAGAAAAACCATGTGAAAACACCATTCATGCCGAAGCCAATCTAATTGCATTTGCAGCAAGGGCTGGAATTAAACTTGAAGGTGCTACTTTATATTGCACTCATGCCCCTTGTAAAAAATGTGCTCAACTAATCCTACAAAGTGGAATATCATCACTTTATTTTAGTCAAGCCTATCATGATGACTCAGGATTAAAGGTATTATGGGAAGGGGAAAGGAAGGTCACCATTAAACAATACACAATATCATGAGTAAAGTAAAAGAAAAGAAAGAGTACGACAAACTAGCAAAGTTTGCCATTAAAAGCAAGAATAATTATTCTTGCCCTAAATGTGGAGCTTGGTGTGTAAAACCAACAATGGTTGCTATGACAGAGCCTGATTTCTTTGGTGATACTTCATATACCTGGCAGGAATTACATAAATGTCCAAAATGTGAAACTCTTTATACAATTGAAAATGGCACTTAGTAGAAGAGTAATAGTTAAGAACAAGGATTCACTGGATAGGTTAATTTCTTACTGTATAAAAACGGGATATTGTAGTTTTGACTTTGAAACTACATCCGTTGAATATTACAGAGAAGGTGAATATCCTACGGTATTGGCCGTATGTTTTCAACCAGGTATTTCCTACATCATTCCATTGGGACATAGTGCTAGCCCCTTTAAAAATAATTATGTGGAAATACTGCAATACTTTGGTAAAAAGGTACTAGAAAATCCCCAGGTAGTTAAAGTAGCTTGGAATTTACAGTTTGAATTGAATTGGTGCAGAACATACTCCATTTATCCAAAAGGCAGGTTGTTCGATGCAATGATTGCCAAGTACCTATTGGATGAAACCCGTCCAAATGACCTTAAATCAATGGTTGCAAGGTTCATACCTGAATTTGCTGGTTATGATGATGAGGTTGATTTATTGGCTCGTAAACATGGTTGGGCTAATATTCCATTTGAACCTTTAACAAAATATGCCGGAATTGATGCGGATATGGAATTAAGGTTGTGGCTTAAATTTGAACCCCTTCTGATTCAAAAAGGGTTGTATAAATTATTCCGCAACCTAATGATGCCGGCATTACAGGTATTATCGGAATCCGCATTTAATGGAGTTAATATAAATGAGGAAAGGTTATTGGAATTACGAGGTATATATGAGAAGGAAACAGAAGATATTATATTTAAACTTACCCATAACCCAAAATTTGTGAAATATGATAAAGCTCGTAAAAAGAATGCTTTAAAGTATTACATAGCCGAATTGCAAAATGAAATATCTGAATTAAGGGATCAGGCTAGGTCAGACGGGGGTGCAGCAAGGAAAATAGCAAACAGAGAAGCAAAAATCCAAAACATAACTTTGGGCCAAAACCTAACCAAAAAAGAAGAGAAGTTATTTGAACCCTTTAATTTTGGTAGCCAAACTCAATTAAAGGATTTGCTATTTCTCAATCCAAAAGGATTTAGGTTTAAAATAGTGAAATATACACTGGACCAATATAAAAATAGTACCGGTAACCCATCAACGGATGAAGAGGTATTGGAGAAATTAAAACTAAAGGATGATTCTGGGTTTATTGAATTAATGCTTAAACACCGAGAAATACTTCATATCCGCTCAAACTTTATTGAGAGCTACCTTGAAAAACTTTACAAAGGTAAACTACATCCCAGTTTTCTGTTACATGGTACCGTTTGTATTTCCGAAGATACCCCCTTAATGACAAATAGGGGTAGGATTATAATTGGTGATTTAATACCTAAAGAAATAGGTGTAAAAGATATATCCGATTTGGGTTTAGAAACCATAACGCATAGGAGGAGATTTAAAAAAATAACCAAAGCTGTAAACAAGGGTTATCATGATATGGTAAAAATAACTACACAAATGGGTAATACCCTGAAGTGTACTCCACACCATAAAATTTACACCCCCAAAGGTTGGAAGTCTGTTAATGATTGTTTTAATGAGAGTTTAGAAATATGGGGTTATAATTTACCCATATTAAAAGAAATGCCTAAAACACAAAAACCTAAAGAGGAAATTATTAAGCCCATAGAAGGTTTTATGGGATATTTTATTTCCAATTTGGGTAATGTTTTTACCAATAAAATACCTGGGACTCGAGGGGTTATTGGTGTGGAATCCAATAAAATGGTTTCTCGAGTAACCAAAAAATATAATAGAGTAGGCCTAAGAAATAATTTGAGTAAGAAATTTAATTTTAAAGTATCCAGATTGGTTTACCAAGCCTTTAAGGGAGATATACCAAGTGGTTATCAAGTAGATCATATTGATTGTAACCCTTTAAATGATAACATTAATAATTTAAGGGTGGTTAAATATAAGGAAAACCTGAGTAGGGCTTTTGATTTTAATATAAAAGCCCATTCTAGAATGTTAACCCATAATCAAATCTTCTACTCGGATAAAATTATATCAATGGATTATTTGGGTAAACAGTTAGTTTGTGATATTACGGTAGAAGGTGATCATAGTTATGTAGCGAATAACATTATTCACCATAACAGTGGAAGGTTAAGTAGTAGGAATCCAAATGCACAACAAGTACCAAGGGTTACAACTAACCCCCATATCAAACCACTATTCATTCCTTCTCCTGGAAAGTTAATTATGCAAATGGACTACTCTCAAGCGGAGTTAAGGGTCTTGGCATCAATGGCTCAGGAAAAGGAAATGATCAGGTGGTTTGCTGAAGGTAGGGATATCCACTTATCATCAGCCTGTAAAAAATACAAGGTAGATTATAACACCATTAAACCTATATTAAAGGATGAAAATCATCCTGAACATACTACCTGGGTTATTCGAAGGAAACAAGCAAAACAGATTAACTTCGGAATTGTATATGGGCAAGGTGCAAAAATGTTAGCTGGCTCACTATCTTCCATTGGAGTAGAGGTAACAGAAGAACAGGCTCAAAAATTTCTCGATGACTTCTTTAAAGAGTTTCCACAAATCAGGAAATTCATTAAGATGCAACATAGGAAGGCTTTGAAATATGGGTTTGTTACTTCCCCCTTTGGCAGAAAACGTAGGTTACCAGAAATTAACTCTCTAAACTGGGGAGTAAAGGCAGAAGCTCAACGACAATCAGTTAATGCTCCAATCCAGGGCACAGCTTCTGATTATACTCTTTTTGCCTCGGTATTAATATGGGAAAAGATTAAATCTGGGTTGTTACCATTAGGTATGAAGCAGTTAATAACTGTTCATGACTCACTCATATTTGAATTGTATCCCGAAGATATTCATGAAGTGATCAGGATTATCAAACCACTATGTGAATACCCCGAAACCAAAGAATGGTTTGACTTTGAATTAAAGGGTATTACAATGGCAGTAGACTTTGAAATTGGAACTACGTGGGGGGATCTAAAGGATTACGATGAGAGCATAGATTATACTACATGGGTATAACTTTTAAATGCTCAGGATACTATTATTAATAAATACTCGACAATGAAGAAGCTCATAAAATATAGTGAAAAATCTAATCTCATGAACATCCGTATAAAGATGGGACCTGAGATTTTTAGGTTTAACCTTTTCGAAGAGTTAAAGGTTAATGAAAATTTTATCAATGATGAGATAGCCTCTCAACCCACTATTCAGGGTTTTTTGGGTACTCTGTTTGTTAAACTCGATCGAATTAAATCGGATAAAGAAGCCGAGGTTGAAAAGGTTTATGCCGAATTATTCGTGAAATACAAAGGTGAAGTAGATAAGGAAATAGGAAGATTTCCATCTGATGATATGGCCAAACAAAAGGTGCTTAAATCTGAAAGGTATCAAAAGGCTTTGGCAGCTCATATTGAGGCAAAGGAAAACGCTCAGCTAATTAAAAATTGTTTGGAAACGTTTGAGCAACGTGCTTTCTTAATCCAAACACTTAGTGCTAATATCCGTAAAAGTAGTTAAACATGGCAAAAACAAAAACGCCTTTAAGAGACAGGCTGAAAAAAAAGAAGAAGGAATTAAAAGAACGGACTTCCGGTAAGAGTCACATTATCTTTCAAAAAGAAGGTGACTTAAGGGTCAGACTCTTGCCAACCGGTGATGACAATGACTTCGTGTTCGAGGTCACTAGCTTTTATCTTGGTCCCAATATTAAAGGGATATTCTCTCCAGTTACATTTGGAGAACCTTGTGCAATCATGGAAAAATATGAAGAGCTCAAGGAATCCGACGACCCGGAAGACAATGAATTGGCAAAGAAATTTGTACCCAAGAAAAGGTACCTTGCCCCAGTAGTTGTTTACCAGGATACTAAAGGTAAAAAGGTTGATGAAGAAAACTCAGGCAAACTGGTTCAACTCTCCAACAACCAATACCAAGAAATTATCGACCTCTACCTAGACAATGATGAATGGGGGGATATGACTCAGGTTGACGAAAATGGTTATGACATTAAGTTGTCAAGGATCGGTACTGGTCAATATGACACAGAATACAGCATCCTCCCATTTAAAAATACTCCTTGCCCGGCTAAGTATGCCAAGCCTATTGACCTGGAAGGAATGGTAAGAGGGGTAGTTGCAACCTACGAGGAAACCCTTGCAGCGATTAATGAATTTTTAAACATGGGTGACGAGGACGATGAGGATGAAAAACCCAAGAAAACAGTCAAGAAAAAAATCATTAAGAAAAAATCCAAAAAAGCTTAAGGATGGCTAAGAAAAAAACCGGAATTAAAATTCCAACTCTAAGCTCTATCCGCAAGTCCTATGATTCGGGGTTAGCCAGCGATATCTGTTTGCCTCCAGATAAGCAATTATGGCTGCCATCTAGGAGTCTCCTTCTCAACTATTCGTTGGGAGGGGGCATTCCTTATGGCAAGATAATGGAAATATTTGGAGCCGAATCCTCGGGTAAATCCCTTATTGCTATGGACTTCGGTTATGTTGCTCAAAGTTGTGGAGGGGTTGTATTACTAAATGATGCAGAGCAATCCTTTTCTCGTCATTGGGCAGAGCAAAACAAGTTGGATATAAGCAAAATCGAAATCTGCAATGAGGTTGCCGTTGAACGAGTATCCGATTGGTTATTGGACACTGTATTATATTACAGAAGTAAACTAACCAATAATGAACCCATAGTATTTATTCAGGATTCTCTTGCTGCTTTGGATTGTATGGATAACATTAATTCCAAACAAACTGATGCTAAAGCAGAAATGGGTAACCGGGCAAAGGCTATCTATAAGATGATCCGGATTAGGAATAAAATGTTAACTGAATTGGGAGTTGTATCAATTTTCATTAATCAAATCCGACATAAGGTTGGAGCTGGTCAATTTGAGGATCCCTCTACAACCCCTGGTGGTAATGCAATGAAATTCTATGCCGCTCAACGAGTTGGTATTTATGCCGGTAAACAAGAAAAAGCCAAGCTCAGGAATAGTGACCAACGTGTTGGAGTTAACGTTTCAATCCGTTTAATTAAAAATAAGGTTGCTCCTCCACGACCCACTTTTAAAAGTATCATTTATTTCAATGCCGATTATAAAAAGCCTCTTGGAATAGATAGGTATATTGGTTTACCAGAGGTATTCCTTTACGAGGGAGTGGTTACTAAAAAAGGACACGGCTTTTATTTTGAAGGAAATCGTGTTGCCACTAGCCAGGATGACTTCTTAAATGTTATCGAAAAGGATAAGGCTTTGAGGGGTAAATTAATATCCGGGGCTAATTTAAACACTGTAAGTAAATTAAAATCCCAATTGAAAACGGAGACTATTAATTTATACCCAGTAAAAGAAGAGAATCATGAAAGGCAATCCGAAACAGAAGAATAAGCCAATATTGCTGATAGACGGCAACAATCTTTTGTACAGGTGTTACTACAAATTTTCGGGGATGGTTTCCAAAAAAGGGAAGCCGTCCTCGATGGTATTTGGGTACCCTTACACATTACGTTCACTATTAAATAGGTTTGAACCGAAAGAGGTTTATAATGTATTCGATGGTGGCAGGGACCGTAAAAGGATGGAAATACTTCCCACTTACAAGGAGAGGGAGCAAAAACTTGGTTTTGATATTGACGATTTCCGTGAACAAAAACAGGTTGTAATGGACCTGTTAACCAATATGAATTTAAGGGTTATCTGGGAAAGGTATAAGGAAGCTGATGACCTTATTTATATTTTGGTAAGGAAATTGTCAAAGAATAATAAGGTTATAATTGTCTCTTCAGATAAGGATTTTAATCAATTGGTAAATGAGAATGTTACAATATTCAACCCTCACCAGGGGGTTATTGTAACACATAAAAATATGCTTCGTAGGTTTGGTTATACTCCAGAAGAATGCGTGGATTATTTAATCCTTGATGGAGATAAATCGGATAACATTCCTGGGTATAAGGGGATGGGGCCTAAAAGAATTCGGGATTTTTTAAACAAGCATTCTAGTATAAAGAATTATCTAAAAGTAGGTGCAACTTATAAAAATATAAATAATGCACTACTGGTAGATCTGGTGAAGTTAAACAAACACCTAATAGACTTAGCATACTTCTTTAGAAAGAATCATCGGAAATATAAGCTTCCCAACTATGGCCCCGAGCCTAAGTTTAACAAGGATCATATTTATAACGTGTCCTCAAAATATGATATTAACACTTTCATAAAACCCGATTTTCAAAAACCTTTTAAAGCTATTAGATGAAACCTAAAGTATTAATAACAGGACCCTCGGGGATGGGTAAAACAACATTGGCTAAATACCTAGCCGAAAGGTTTAATGTCCCTTTCATAAATGTGGGGATGGTGAGTAATATTTGCAAATGTCATGGATTAAAAACTCACAAAGAAGTGATTGAATATTCTAAAGAAAACCCAAATATGGGTGGACAATTGCAAATAGAATTAATGGCTTCAAGAAGCACAATGTTCTTTAAACATCAAGCCAGTGGTTTTGTTACTGACCGAGGTCCTATCGATTCTCTTGTTTATTCAGAACTACAGGTAGCTCAACATATGCCTGAAGGAAACCATAGGTTTATGGAATTCATGATTAAACAAGCCACCAGTGATATCAGAGCCTTTACTCACGTAATCCTTATACCTTGGATTGATGGTTGGGAAATAGAAAATGACGGTGTAAGAGTAGTGGACCCAGAATTTCAAAAGCAATGCTCAGAAATATACCTACATTATATTTCAAAGTTTTCACAATCCGGTATAACCGCTTTAAAGGCTGCCACTAATATATTTATTACAAAATCATACTATCCTCATTTTATGGTTTTAAAAGAATACAATTTCAAGGAACGTCAAAAAGCATGTCAAACCTTTTTTCAAATAACCAATGTCGAAAATAATTTCAGTTATATTCAGTGATCTCCACATTCATAACTATAACCAATTCAACGAAAACAATCGTAGGTTATTGTTAAAATTTGAGATAATGAGGCAATTGTTAAAATACAAGGTGCCCCTATTATTTGGTGGAGATATGTTTCATGAGGATCAACAAATAACCAATACAGTAATGCACCACTGTAGTCGAGAGTTACCCAAGATATTTAAACCATAATACCCTTTAGTGGGAATATCGGGCAACCATGATATGAGTGAAGCCAGCTATATAGGAAATGAAACACCTTCCTTGTTTAACTCATTTTGTAACCTAGTGCCAGGAATGATTAGCATTGATTTCTCTCACTATAGGTTAACTGATAAGGTTACTGTTTGGGGTTTACCTTATATAAGTTATAACAGGGGGTTCAGAGAATACATAAATGAACTACCCAAAATGCCTTTGTTTACTCAATCCAAACGTAATATCCTATTAGTCCATACTGATTTACATGGAGCAAGGGATACAGATGGAAGGAAAATTGGTTCAGTGGAAAACATTGATATCGATATGGGTAAGTTCTTTAATAAGTTCGACCTGGTATTCTCTGGCCACATTCATAAACCCCAAAGGTTAACTAAAAGGGTTATCATGATAGGTGCACCCGACCAACAAAGGAAAAGTGATATGGGTGGTAAATTCGGTTATTGGCTGCTTTATGATGATATGAAATATGAACACCATTCACTGAATATGCCAGAGTTTAGAGAGTATGATCCCGCTAAAGATGAGATTGACGATTATCATTACTGGGTCCCAATTAACTCAGAAAAAGAAGAGGACCTGGCATACGAGGAAAAGAAATTTACCAATAATGTATCTCGAACCCTGCTAGCCAAGCGTTATTGCAAGGAAAAGGGTATTAAGGATAAAAAGAAAATTGAAGCACTAAAGGAGGCACTCAATGATTAAGTTTATTAAAACAGAAATAATCGGATTTGGTTCTATCTTGGAACCATTGGAGTTTTATTTTAAGCCTGGTCTGAATATAATAAAGGGAGATAATGGTGAAGGTAAAACAACCGTGTTTAATGCTTGGTATTGGTGTTTAACGGGGGACACACTTAAACCCAGGTGTACTGTTAATACTTGGAACCATTTGCAACCGGCGGAATACCTGGGAACAAAGGTTACCAATACCTTTGCCATTGGTAAGGATAAATATGAAATAATAAGGTGTAACAATTACCTGGGTAAGGTTGAAGGAGCAAAAGGTGGTAACAGGCTAATCCTTAAGAAAAATGGTCAATTGGAAAACCATAAAGGAATAAGAATAACCCAAGAAGCCATAAATAAAATCATTGGTTATTCTCCGGAATTGTTAAAAAATACATTAATATTTGGGCAGAAATTAAAGAGGTTGATTGATGAATCCGGTACTAACAAAAAAGAGGTATTGGAAGAAGCCTTTGATATGCTCTTTATCAGTGATGCTCAGGAAAAGGCCAAGAAAATAAGGGATAGGCTTACAAAGGATTACTACCCCGTAAAAAATAAACTGGATAGGTTGGAAGAAGAACTAAAGGGTAAAAGGGAATTATTGGAACAGGCAATAGAGAATGAGGAAACCTTTGAGTCAACCAAAGCCGAATCCATTGCCAAATTAAAAAAGGAATTATCCGATGAGAGAAGGTCTTTGGATTTAAAAAGAGAACTGAATACAGAAGCCGATCTAAAGGAAATAAGAAGAAAGAAATTTGAACAGGAAAGGGAGCTTAAAAAACTTAAACCTCAAGAGGATAAATATTATGAGGTAATGACTCAAGTTGCCCGAGAGTCAACCCAGCAGGAGAATACCCAAACCAATCTAGATAAAAAAAGGAAAGAACTTAAAAAGGCAAGTGATAACCAAAAAACCAAACCCGAAAAATGCTATGCCTGTGGCACTATATTAAATAAGGCTTCGGGAAAAGAATTGGAAAAACATTATAAGGCAGAGTATGACAAGGTCAATAAGGAATTTGGAAAGTTAGAACTTCTTAATGAGCAGCAAAAAGTGAGTTTAATGGGGTCAAAACGGCAACTTGCTAGTTTAAAAGAAGTTATGACAAGTATTGCTACTATAAAAACTAAAATTGAAAAACTAGCAAAAGAGGAGTCGGCTGCTAGCCTCGCACTCTCGGACATTAATCAGCATGAATTGGTTGTCGAAAAACTTATTAACCGTATCGCTGAAGAGGAGAATAAAAAGCAAAAAAAGAAAAGCCCCAGAATTAAACTCAAAATCAAGAAATTAAAGGCAGATATTAAGCCCATAAATAAGGAATTAAGAGCAATTAATAAAGAGATAGCCGTAAACGAATGGTTAATCAAGGACCCCCTATCTAATTCAGGGCTTAAGGCTTTTATATTCCGGGATATGATTTATAGGTTAAATGAAAGAATGGCTCACTACTCTAAATATTTCGGATTCCGAGTTGAGTTTGAAGTAAATATGGATTCCTCAAGAAAAGATATAGAGGCATTCATTATTCAAGGTAGTGATAATGTTATACCATACCAGGATTTATCAGGGGGTCAATCACAATTCGTGGCAGTGATTATGGCATTTGCATTACATGACATTGTTGCTATAGGAAGTAAAGCTACTAATATACTTTTAATGGATGAGATATTTGAGAATTTAAGTAGAACCAATATTGAAAAGGTAGCTGACATAATCAACTCAAAACTAGGTAGTTTATCCATAAACCTAATTACTCACCGCAATGAGTTTAACCCATATAACTCAAGGGTGATCAAAGTTTTATCAAAAGGGGGGTTAACTTATTTCCAAGAATCCTCATAGGTTTACTAGTATTGTACTATTTAAAATAAAAACCTCATGGCCATAAATTCAAAAAAGAAGGGCAACCGAAACGAGCGAAAGCTTACGAAATTATGGGAAACTTGGACTGGGTGGGAATTCCAAAGGGTCCCAGCTTCGGGCGGTTTAAGGTGGAAGAAAACTGATGACATTACAGGAGATATTATTTGCACCGAGCCAGGAATAACAGGTTTTAAATTCTCAGTAGAAACTAAAAGCCATAAAACCATAGATTTTGCTCACCTGTTAAATGGAAATAAAAGGTGTAGCATAATGGATTTCTGGAACCAAACCTTAGCCGATTCGGAAAGGGCAAAGAGAATTCCAATATTATTCATGAGAAGCAATGGAATGAAACAGAATATGTATTTTGTTGCTATTGATATGATTACCTATAACAAGGTAAGAAAGCTTCTCAAAAATAAATTTGGAAGGTTAAGGTTTAATAATCAATTTGTTATATTAAACTCCATAGACCTCTTTAATTCTAATTTCTCCTCCATCTACCAACTACTATGAAATGGTGTATAGCCCTAATCGACTTCAAAAAATTAAATACGATTGACCCAGGCCTTAAAGGTATGGGATTAAAGTATGAATTGGGAATACCGACTGTGGTGGTTTTAAGGAAAAGGTTTAAAAACAAAGAGTTTTTCGAACGCGTCCCATTAATGTTTAACTACGGGTTTATTAAACTACCCAATAAGGTGGCTAAGAACCGAGATAGGTTAATTAAAATAAAAGACCGAATCCCAGGTATATTTTCATGGATGTTTAAATCCGGGTATAATGATTATGCCGTTGAACATGTACCTGAATCAGTAGTCATAAGGCTAATGAGGCTGGGGGATAATCTATCCATATTTTCCAAGGGAGATTTAGAAAGGGTTAAAAAAGGAGACCTGATTACTTTAAAAGGTTATCCATTTGATGGTTTGCCGGCAGAGATAGTAAATATAGACTACAAGGCTAGGAAAGTTCGAGTTAACCTATTTATAATGGAGGCTTTTAGAGAAGTCACCGTTAGTTTCGATAACGTATTCTATTCAATTTACAAGGACTTTGATGAAGCCCTTAGTAACAATTCCATTGATGGTATAGAAGCCAAATACAAAAACGCCCTAGATAAATTCCAATTCAAAAACCTAAGCAATGACAAGAAAAGATAAAGCCTGGAATATCCTATCAAGCGATGAACAAACGGCTATTACTCTTTCTCTTTCTCACGGAAAATCCTCTTGGGAAGTAGGAGAGATAATGGGAAAATCCCATTACAAATACCTTGAAATAGCCGCAAGGTCAAAACGGTTTTTTAAATTATTCTCTGAATATTTTACCGAACATGAAGACCTATTCCCGGATGGTTTGAGAGTTGATGATGAATTCCAAAGTTTCATAGAAAATGCCATAATTAAAAGGTTGCCCTTTAAAACTATCATAAACCTGGCAGAGGATAAAAGGTATAAGATTTTTAAGAAAAGAAACCAGGTAATAGAGGAACAAATGGCACTAGTCAAGTCTCAGTCAAAAGGAAAAGACCTTTATGATTTAATACTTGAATTTGACAGGTGGAATAATTTCCGAATTTTACCACCTTCTCTGCAAGAACCTTCGGCATTTAAAAGGCGAAACAAAACTCGAGATAAAAATAGGTTAAAATTAATTAGCAGTTTGCCTAGATTGACTATCCATTTATTAATGAAAAAGTATGAATATAATGGAAACCTAGTAAAGGTTTGGTTACCCATAATAGATAAGGAAGAGGCTAAAGGATATCATATTATACCAGTTAAAAAACATACAACTCAAATAAGTGCCCTAACATTTTTAGGATTACCATTATTTGAAGATAAAAAGGTAGCGGATGAATACATAAATTTAGTTTATGAGTTTACTCAAAGCACAAGTGTATCCTGTAAAAAGGGGCTATACTTTTGGCCTCAATTCAGAGTTTTATCAGCAAAGGCTATTAACTTCCTAAAGATAGAAAATATAAAGGTAAATCGGAAGTACTTCGAGAAAGAAGTAGGGATGGACGATGTCAAATGGGTAAGAAAAATGAAAAAGAAAAGTACTATTAATATTAAAGGGGAAAAAACAGTTGAGGAAGAGGTCTTTTGGGATAAATAAGATACAAAACTGTTTCCTATTGATTATAAAGATATTAAATTTGCAT